TTTTGTGGAATGCCAGAACGGCTAGTTACAGAAGAATAGCTGAATAACAAAGATAGTAACAGGCATAACATCCTGTTAATTTTGGAATTTAACGCTTTGTTACAATTAAGAGCGCTGGGCTTAGCCTGGGTAATATTTGATGTCGTCATAAAGAAGTCCTCTTTATGTCAACGTATTTCAGGACGGGAAATTGTAGATGACAGATTAGTATGGCAATTAAGTGGGATCCAGTAATATTTGGCGGGAATTAGCGGGAAGCCTTGTAATATAAGGGCTCAGCTAAGTTCATAAATGCAAAATAAAAGTAGCGCTGAAACAGAGTAGTTTGGCGAAAGTAAGAAGGTTCCTAGAAATGGAGGTGAAGTTTGGCAAATGAAATGTGCGTCTGGCTGATATTGCAACGAAAAGTGTTCAACCCCAGTTTAAACAAAGGCTGCAGAGACGCTCAGCTTAATAAATCAAAGCTAGAAATAAGGCCATTTATCTATTTTAAAGTAGTTGTAAGTGGGATCTAGAGATCCCCTTTTAGTTCCCATTTTAAAGCTACTAAACGAGCAAAATTGAACTGACTTTCCCGATTACTTTCACCTTATCGGAATTTAGCTCTACCATTTCTGGCATACCTTTTAAGAATAATACGTACAATTTTTTATCCTTTTCCATAACCATACATGCATGCATTTTATTGCTCTCATCTTTTACTACCAGGTATTGCTTTGGTTTTATCTCTGGAAGTTCCGTAGTAACTTCAACTAAACAACCAGTAGGAATAATCGGTTCGCAATGAGAGTAGTCAATTTTTATCCGGACAAAATCACCAGTATTCTTTGACTGAATATTAAGCAATTGGGAAAATCTAAAATTGGGGGAGCGTAGTTCTTCGACTTCATTAAGCATACCCGCTCTCAAACGCTCTGTGAGCAGAGAATCTAAAGAGATATTCCCTTCTTTAGAGAGAGCGTAGAGATATTCGATATCACAAAGCCTGTCTTTTTCATATCTTCCTATCGTATTTCGATGCCATCCGTATTTTTTGCTCAATTCTGAAACCGTGACACCTGCGGACACCCTCACATCTCTTAAATACGAACAAAACGCTTCTGTTTTCATAAAATTATTTTCTTTTTTTATCAATAACATAAACCCATAGGCACACATTTGTATGCATTATATGTTTACATTGCACACTTTTGTGTGCTTTATTAAATGTACATTGACACAAACAAGGTACAACTTATGTCACAACATGACTGGCACCCAGCTGATATCGTCGCGGCGATTAGAAAACAAGAACTTACCCTCAAAGAACTTTCTATTGCCAATGGCCTAACTCCGAGAGCTTGCTCTTCTGCCATGCACCGCCCTTATGAAAAGCCTGAGAGAGTCATTGCAAATCAACTTGGTGTTCACCCAAAAGAAATTTGGCCATCTAGATATCACGAGAATGGTAAACGAAGACGTTTCCTTCACAGCAAAATGGTAGCAAATAAATCTTTAAAGAGCACAAAAAACTCCTTGAGTGATGCTTCTAATTTGAAAACAAACTTAGCTGTTGAAGAGTAAGGCTAATGGAGAACTTCACTGTAAGAGAAATTGCAAGTGCACTGGATGTAACGCCGCGATGGATTAGGAAGAGAGCAACGAAAGAAAGTTGGGTGCCAGTCTCTAGCGACGACAATGACACCTCAGTTGTGAAATACAACTACCACACTCTCCCAGAGGATATAAAAAGTACATTGAAGACTCACTACGTTAGCTTACGTAGTATCGAAGAAAGAGCTACTCAAGCAGCAAACTTTGAAATAGAAAGAGATAAACTTGCTCAAGAACGGTCGAAAGCTGTCCACTCTGATACAAGTGAGTTGATCAATCTTGATGACAGGACTAAAGCTGCGCTTCTAATTGTTAAGTACGCGCGATCTTCGATTACTGAAAGTGGGAAGATATCGTCGTTCAAATGCTTTGTGGATGCATACAATTCTAAATCCGTAGAGCTCAATGAATCAGTCTATAAAGTAATACCAAAACTGAGTAATAGAACACTTCAGCGTTGGGAAAAGGCATATGAAAAAAATGGTATAGAAGGACTAAAGGCCAATTATGGGAAGAATAAAGGCAAGGGAAAGATAGACAGTACATCAGAAATGTATCGGTACTGTGTCGCGCTAATCCACCAATTCCCACACATTAAAGGCCAGCGTTTGGCGGAGCTTTTAAAAATGGAATTTGGTGGAAAATACCCAACGCCCTCACCTTCTTCGTGCCGCGATTGGCTACGTAAATGGAAAGATGAAAACAAAACCACTTTTCTGTCTCTTATGGATGCCAGTGGCTGGCAGAACAAACACATGGCAGCGTTCGGCAGCCGCAGTGCAGGTGTCGAGCGCATCAACCAGCTATGGGAATTTGATAGCACACCAGCCGACGTAATGCTTACCGATGGTAGATACTCAATTATTGGTGTAATTGACGTGTTTACACGACGTGTAAAAGTCGTTTTAAAACCTACATCGAATGCCGAAGGTATTGCACTTTTAATTCGCAATACGATCCTTGATTGGGGTATTCCAGAAGTCGCGCGAACGGATAATGGAGCTGACTATTGCTCTGCGCATATCTTCGCGATATGGGATGCGCTTGGAATACACAACCAAATTACCAATCCTTACAGCGGCTGGGAAAAACCCTTCATAGAACGTTTCTTCAGAACGTTTAGCCACGGTATTGCCGAGATGCTATCGGGCTACATCGGTCATAACGTTAGTGATCGTGAAAAGATAAATGCCCGTCTGACTTTCGCGCAGCGCTTAATAGAACGCAGGGAGAAAGGCGCAGATAGAGTTGCTCTCGATGTATCTATTTCGTCAACTGACTTCGAAAAGTTCATTAACTCTTGGCTTGATTACCACTACGACCACACCGAGCACAGTGAGCTTAAGTGCACACCATTTGAGAAATTCACTCAGCATCAGCAAACGATTAAGCGTTTAGATAACGAAAGGCTTTTAGACGTTTTACTTGCGCCGGTACCTAGTCAAAAAGGATTCAGAACCGTTGGTAAAGAAGGCATTAGCGTTGAGGGTGTTGAGTACATTCACGCTGAACTTGGCGCTTACATCGGTGAGCGTGTCCACTGTCGATTTAACCCCGATGACATTGGCAAGATTTATGTTTTTGATCCGATAAAACGCGAGTTTATCTGCGAGGCATTTAACCCTGAGCTGGTCGATAACGAAATCACGATGACGCACGCTCAAGAAGCTAAGCGAATTCAACGCGCCAGGCTTCGCAATGAGCGGGAGGCAATCAAGCAAGCCTCGAAGGAATTCGATGTATCAGACGTTGCTCAAAAGTTCTTGGCGTATCGCGAATCGCAGACCCAGGGCCTTAAGTCCTTCCCAAAACCATCGAAGCAAGTTTCATCTGGGATCATAAATTCTATTTCGCAGTCAGAGCCGAAAAAAGAAGGCTATTCAGCTGAACGCAAAGACGAGCTGGCACAACGCAGAGACGAGCTCAATGCTATCGAAACCATTCAAAACAGCGGTGAGCCCATTTATCAAAACGAACACCACAAGGCTCGCCATTACACACAACTTAATATTGATGGCCGCTTAGGCCCAACCGAAAAAGCGTGGCTACATCAATACCGACGTGACAACCGACGTTCGGCACAGATGTTGGACAAACTTTTTACCTCTACAGAAAGCAAAGGAAAATAACTGATGAAGGCAATCACAGCAAAAACTAAAAACGTCATGGCCGCATTTGACGCCTACCAAACCGTTGAGCAAGCAGCGCAAGAAGGCTCACCCGCCATGGCCTTATTCTCTGGCCAGGCAGGACTTGGCAAAACAACGGCAGGCGCATTTCTGTTTGTTCAAGCTGACGGCATTTTAGTGCGCTGCTTAAAAAGCGACACAATGGGCACGCTACTAGAGCGACTAGCACAAGACTTAGGGCTAGATAAACGTCAGCGCAAGGCAGACATGATTAATTTCATTGTTAGAGAACTGGCGCTCACGGGCAAGCCGCTCTTTATAGATGAAGCGGACTACCTAGCTGACAAAACTGAAGTTCTAGAAACCATCCGTGACATTTACGACTTGTCAGGCGTGCCCATTGTTTTAATTGGGTATGAACACCTTCCTAAAAAGATAAAGCGTCTTCCGCAACTGTTCGGACGCATCAGCCAGCACGTGCAGTTTCAAAAGGCTGACGAGGAAGACATTTCAATTATGGCTAGCGAGCTGGTAGAGCACACGGTAATTGCCCCCGACTTACTGCAAGAACTGTTAGATGCCTCTAAAGGTAACTTTCGTCGCATCACCACGGGCCTTGCGAGCATTGAGAAGTTCGCTAAGTCGAACAGCTTGAAAACCATCGATGCTGATCAATGGGCGGGCCGTCAATTCTTCCCCGTCGCGGAGTTGTAAATATGCGAGAGACCCTCAGCCAGCGTAGCTGGGAGTGGATAAAGAAACAGCCTGATTTCCACAGTACCGACTTAGCGAGAGCAATGAAAGTACCGATGCCAAAAATCAAGACTGTCATGGATGAGTTTGTAAGAAATAAATACGTTAAAGCGGTAAATAAATCGGCAAAACCGTATGTCTATGAGGCAACAGGTAAGGAGCCTAGTTTTAACAGAAGTAGGCCTAACCCGCACCCTAAGGCAAACGCAAGACAAAGAATATGGCAAGCCATTCGGTTTCTAAACAGCCAGTTTACTGTTGAAGAAGTGCAGGCAGCTGCAAGTACTAGCCGCCAAAACGTCACTCGATTTATCAGTGACTTAGTTAAATACAGATACGTAGTAAAGACACGCAACCAGCGGAGCAAAGGGCAGCAAACAGGTCCGCGCGTCTGCAAGTATCTTCTTATAGAAAATACTGGGCATAAATATCCAGTGATCAAAAAGTCGGGGCTTTGGGACCAGAACCTTAAACAACTTGTTAAGCCCGACAAGGAGAGATGAGCATGGAGTGGTTCGCATTATTGTTGAAAAAAGTCAAGGAGCTTGGCCGACGTCAGGTTGAGTTAGACACGGGCATGAGTAAGACCACGCTTTCGCAGGTACTCAATGAGAAGTATCCAGGAAGCATTAGCAATATTGAAAAGAAAGTACTGGCAGCGTACGCAAATTTAACAGTGACCTGTCCAGTGCTTGGTTCAATAGCGGTTAAACGCTGTTTAAACGAACAGATAAGACCGTTTTCGGCAAGTAACCCGCAGCGCGTCAGGCTTTTTAGAGCGTGTCAAAACTGCATACATAGGAGCAAGCAATGAACGCTTATAACACTGCTTTTAAGAAAAGAGTGGATAAGGCGAGCCTGGCGATGACGCACCTCATCAAACAAGGGTGTGCCATCACTGGCCTGTCTATCAAAGACACATCCACCGTTATCAATATCCTCCCGCCAAGAGATAAGCGGGTTAAAGGAACACTGATTTCAATTACGGGAACGCACACTGGCCGCTGTCACATGATGGCTACACGACTATACGGCTGCACGGTGCAATGGCACTTAACCAATGAAGAACCACAACAGGAATTAAACGCATGACATCTATCGACAAGCTTTATCAAATTGCCAAACCAGAAGCCCCGACTGGGTTTATGGAAGATGGTGAGGGCAACCTACGCCGCAAAGACCGTATCAAGCCGCTTGAGATTGAGCGGGACAAATTAACAAGAGAGCTCTTTCTTAACGCAATTTTGGTGCATGACGAACTACAAGCGTTCACCAAAAAGTTGAAACGAGACGTTGCTGAGTTTGTAAGTCACGCAATGAAGAATTATGACAAACGCCTGGGCGGCACTAAGGGCAATGTCACGCTTTATAGTTTTGACCGTCGCATAAAGATTGAGCGCAGCCGTCAAGACAGATTGTGTTTCAACGAAAACCTTGTAGCCGCAAAAGCAATGATTGACGAGTGCATCAAACGCTGGTCGAAAGGCAGCAACAAGAACCTCCAAGCCATTGTGCAAGGCGCATTTAAAACCGATAAGCACGGGCGCTTTAGCGCTGCCAAGGTACTAAGCCTTCGCCAACACAACATTCAAGACGAGCAATGGCAACTGGCCATGACCGCACTGGCTGACGCCATTGAGGTTGATAGCAGTGCTGAGTACTTCCGCATTTATTTCCGTCTCGAAGATGGCACGTATCGCCAGCTTGCACTGGATATCTCAGACATTACTACTGACACCAACAAGGAATTGAAAAATGAGCAACCAACCGAAAGTGCTTAGCCGAACCCACATTGGATCGAAACGAGAGCTAGCCGAAGCCGTTGCGCAGCTGCCGCCAGACGTTGATGGCGTAGAAGAAACTTACGTGATGAATGTGTATCACGACGAAAGCAACAACGAAAAGTGGCTAGAAATAATGCCAGCTAACTAACGAGCGGCCCTTCGGGGCCCTTAACCAAAGCCTTGAACGTTCAGGGCTTTGTTTAGGGAAAGGAGAAAACCATGCTACGTCTTTGTTTATTTATGATGTTTGTCTACGCCACGGCGTATTGCTTTTACTTCGGATACAACTGGGGAGGTGCGTTTTCTCTTTTAGTTGCAGCGTTGCTGTTTGCTCAAGCGTTTTTTCAAGGCGCGGCTGACAGCTTGCCAATCGGAGACGAATAAATGTCTATCAAGCGCGGGTTAATTACCAAAATTCATGTCGCAAAAGCGCAGCTCAAAATGGATGAGGACAGTTACCGCAACTTGCTTCAACGCGTTACAGGGACGAATTCATGTGCAGGCATGAACGTAGAACAGCTTGAGCGCGTCATGGACGAAATGAAAGATAAAGGGTTCAAAGTCAGAAAAGCATCTTCTGGACGCAGACTGTCACCCAAGTCTAAAGGTACGGGAATAGACAAAATACGTGCTATTTGGATAACCATGTATCAGCAAGGTTTTGTGCGAGACGGTTCTGAGAGTGCATTAGACGCCTATGTGTCTCGCATTGTTAACGTGTCGCACGTGGGCTGGCTGAAAGATGAGAGCTTGGCACAAGTACTGGAGTCACTAAAGAACTGGCACCGACGTGAGATGGCAATAAAACTCATTGCTGAAGGATACACCGTGTTGAAAGGGCATAGAAAGGTGTGGAGTACAGAAAAAGCGCCTTACGAGTATGTAAAAAGCGCTTTTGAGGAGCTGATGCCGTGAGCAATCAAGAGCAGTTCGATTTTGACGATGACTTTGACTCACTATTGGAGCACCTGCCGGATTTAGCCGACGACAAAGCACTAGCCATGGCCAGATACAAAGAGCACTTGTGGGCATTGGTTTTAATTTGTGAGCGCCGCCTTAAAAAGGCAAATATCGAAGATAACAAGGCGTACAAGCTGAGCTGCCAACTTATCGCAGAAATAGCGCATTACCAAGGTGGTGAGTGTAGATACTTACCACGCGGTGAGCGCCTTCAACAAGAACTACGAGACATTCAAATGTTTCGTTTGTGGCACAACCACAACTGGCCAGTAGAAAAGATACGAAAAGAATACTGCCCTGAACTCAATCAAATTCGTGTTTACGAGATTCTGCGCACCAAGCGTGAAGAATATCGCAACAAAATCCAACCGCAGCTTATATAGGAAAAACAATGAAAACAGGTATCGAACTAATTACAAAAGAAAGAACAAGACAGATTAATGAAGAAGGTTACACCTTGGCACTGGACTCCCTTTATAAGCCAGGTGAGTTAACCAGCGCTGCTATCTGCTACGCCATAGTTGGTGGAAGCTCACCAAGAATTAGAGAGTCGGTGAATGTTCAAGCGTCAATGGGCTTGAAGCCTAAGGGTTGGCCTTGGGGTGTTGAATCTTGGAAGCCTGGACAGGACCACTCTGTTGACTCAAGAGTGCGCGAGCTCACAAAAGCTGGAGCCCTGCTTGCCGCCGAAATTGACCGTCTATTAAATATGCAGTAGGAGGCAACATGTTTGTAATATTCAAAAATAATGAAGGTGGATATTCAGTGCGACCAGCGTGGATAGGATTCATAAAAAACAACTATCTAAGACGTTCACTATGTTCGCTTTTCTATCCTTTCACTATTTGCTTAACAATAGCTATCAATTTAATAGCCTCCCTTCTGTTTTGTGCAACAGTCCTCACACGCGCGGTTTGGATACCAATAGCACGAGCAAAGCCTATTTGGAAAACTGAAATTTGGAAGCGCCCTCGTAGTCCAGGTGAAAATGGAAGGATGCACTAAGGGGAATGCTATGAGCCTTATCATACTCGACCACACCATTACGCAATTACAGCTCAATGCCATTTTAGATGGCAGAGGAATTGAAAGCACTCGCGAGTTGGCGATTAGAAGCAAGTTACCCGCAACTGTCGTCAAAGAAGTGGTGCGACGTGTTCAGGTGGAGGGCTTAAGAGTAACGCCAGTATTAAACAAACTGCTTTACGGCGGTAACAACAAATTATCAGGAGAAATACCAGTGATAGAAAAAGAAACCGAGTCTGAAGACATTCCGATGGATGAATTGTTTGGCTGTGTGGAGCTTTCTAAACGCGGCTCAAAGCTTTTATTCAAACTGTTTGAAAGTTTAACCAAAGACCATTTGATTGCTGCTGGCTTTACAGATGAAGACATTGAACATTTTGGTGGCGTGTATCACACCATCAAATACCAAGCATTGGGAGAGGTTTAATGAAGTACAGTAAAGTTTTGGGGGTAGGGTCAATCATTCTTATGATTTCTGCGGTAACTATCGAACAAGAAACACTGTGTATATGGCTTGCGATGATGCAATGTTCGATAGGCGCAATGATATGCAAGTTAATTGAAACAAAATAAGGCAACGAATAAATGCTCCAAATACTCACACAAGCAAGCCTGTGCGAAGCTGATTTCAATCAAAAGATAGATTTCGTTATTGAAGGCTTCATCACTAAGCGCATGATGACCATGGTGTATGCCGATGGCGGTAACGGCAAAAGCTGGTTAGCATTTGCGCTGGCAAAGTACTGTGCTCCCCGTATGAAACAGGTGTTCTACTTAGATTTTGATAACCCACTAAGTGTATTGAAAGAGCGCAAAGTACACGAACTGCTTATCGCCCCTCATGCAAACTTGCACTATGTGCAACGTAGTAAGAGCCCCCTGCCCCCGTTCGAACTTTTAAGAACGTTGGCAGAAAACGCTACTGCTAATCAATTTGAAAACATGATCTTCTTTGTTGACAGTCTTCGAGACTTTGCCGATGTAAACAACGAAGCCAAAATTGGACTGGTAATGAACCTGCTAAAAGATATTCGAGAAGCGGGCGGTACCATTCTTATACTCGGTCACAGCAATAAAGACGGGCGCAATTACCAGGGTAGTAATGCAATTAGAAATAGCCTAGACAATATGTATCAGCTTAAGAAGCGAGAGCTTGCTGAAGGCGTAGGTGTAATTCTTGAGGTAAGAAAAGAGCGTGCAGCCATCGTCGACAAAGCATTTGATATCGACCCGAATACGCTAGAGCTAGAAGAGGTAGACTTAATTGAAGCGCAAGCCTCAGAGCAAGACCTTGAGTTCGTAAACCAGATTAAGCACGTGTTAGTTCGAGAAGGCCAAGTTGGAAAAGGCGACCTTCTTAACGCCGCTGGATATGCCAAAGATGATAAGACCGCTCGCGCTAGACTAGAAAAATACGACGGTATTTACTGGAAAAGCTCTAGACGCCACACTCGCATATTTTACCAATTGTTGTAGTTGTAGCTGTTGTAGCCACCCCTCAAGGTAAATTAAGTAGTAGTCTGCTCCTTGCAGTTGGATGATAAAGTAGTCCGCAAATCGCTGGCATAAGTATTATCGCATCCACTGAGAGAGCGAAATTTTCGGTATCTCTCACGCTTTTTTGCAAGGAGTAATGCAAATGGAAAACACCGAACTTTTTGATGAGCTAGACACTTTAATTTTATGCCAGGAGGCTTTGATCGAATTGTTGAGTTCCGTACCAGAAGGTATATGTTCAACACACAAGCTTGCCGTTTTACTTCATTACCTTCAGTCAAAGCAAGTAAGCCTGATAGAAGCGTTAAAACGATGAACGTCAGCCCGCCAAGTGCGGGCTTTTTATTTACAGAACGTGTTTAAATTTGACTGAATTCAAAATGCGATCCATTCTACTGGCTTTTAAAAGGAGTTTAATATGTTTAGAACTATCGTGTTTCTTTCTGCTTTAGCCATTGGCGCTTGTTCAAATACGTCTGGGCTAGCCCCAAAAGTCAGCCATTCTGGTTTTGATAATTCAAAAGTCGTTAATATCGCACCGCACGGTAACGCTTGCACTTACATGACTTGCACTGGCTTCGGTCTTCAATGGAATAGTAAGTATCCAGATGATGCTTTTATGATCGTTCAAGTATTCAATAACGTCACTCCAATTTTTGGTGCGCAGTTAAATATTGACGGTGACATTATCACTTTAAAAGAAAGCCAACTTGTTTCGAGTTACGACGTCGATGGCTACACGCGAAACAGTTCGAAAGCTTTTTCAGTGAGTCTAGAAACCCTTGAGAACATTGAAAACGCCAATAGAGTGTGGATGCGAGTTGAAACGCCCGACGGTACAATAGAGGACGCTATCATAGACAATGGTAAAGATAGTAAGTCATACCATGCGCTCAAACGTTTTTTACTTGAAGTTAAAAGTTAACCTAAACCCAGACTAATCCCACCTATCTCACCGCCATCGCTACGATGGCGGCATGAACCAAGAAAATCTCACTTACCACTACGGCCTAACGTCGAAAATCAAAGCCATTACACTAGCGCGTCAAGTATGTGATGTGTTGGGCCATGGCTCGACTGGCTGTGCTACGAACCTGCTGCTTGAAACTGCAGCCGCTGAAACGTGCCTTGGCCTTTATGAAGACCCGACGCCTGGCGGTGCTGGCATGGGCTTAAATCAGCACGATTTAATCGCGTTTCAAGACATCATTAGCCGCACACCCATGCGATTGGTAAAGACTATTCATATGCACTTCGGCTACGACATACGAAAGCTGGTGCATACCGATTTGGCCAATGACCCGCTTCTTAGCTTCATATTCTGTCGTCTGCACTATCGCTTACGGCCAGAGCCAATCCCTTCGTCATTGCGAGGTCGCGCGGAGTACTGGAAACAGTTTTACAACTCAATGGCGGGTAAAGGCACAGTCACACACTACTTAGACAGCGCTAATACATATCTGTACTGCTTAACACCGTCAGACTTGAGCACACCACCATGCCCGTAAGCAAATTTAACCAAGAATGGTTTAACACGGGTCGCCGTGCTCGTTTTAAAGCCGAGAAACAAGCGAGAATGTCGGGAACCCTTACGCTGTTGCCTGAAAGCAGCTATCGCGCGACTGCTCATTGGTACTGGCGGCAGGGCTGGAATAGTGTGACGCGCCAAGAGCTGGAAGCTTACCTAAATGATGGTGAGACACCTCGGCGACTGAATGCCGAGCAACACATTACTAAAACACGTAAACAACTTGGAGCACATGCTTAATGTCTTTATTAGCCACTGCAGGAATTTCAGCCCTCATTAAATATGGTCCGTCACTGATTCGCATTCTTGGTGAGAGTAAAGGCGGTACGACAGAGCAAGTCGCGCACACCATTGCCGATGTTGTGGAAACAGTTAACGGCGACACATCGCCTAGTAGCGTAGCCAAGGTAAAGGCCACCGTAGACAGCTTACCGCCAGAGGTTGTCGGCGAAATTGAGCTAGGGCTAGCACAAATTGAAGCCGAGCGAGAGAAAGCCAGGCTTACTCATGATTTGGGGATGCATACTCAGCAGCAAGAAACCTTGCGTTCGGGCAAAGAAATTAAAACATTTCGCCCTGAAATTGCGCGGCGGCACAGCTGGTTCACAGCCGCGTATATCTTTGTAATGGAATTGCTCAATGCCTTCGACCATGGCAACGGTGCTAACTGGGAGATAGCGCTACTTATCGCTTCGCCAGTGCTTGCTTGGTTTGGCTTTAGAACATGGGATAAGTTTTCCAAACAAGGGGCCAGTTGATGGATGCAGCGGATATGGCTGATAAAGCCAGCGCGTCGTTTAGGCGGATGACGTTCATGCGTTTCAAGCCTAACCAGGTGACACCAACGCCCCCCATTAAAACAGATGAGAACGGCGCACCACTATGCGTGCGCTGTGATGCCGATATAACTCAACGCCGCAGAATAATAGTCGATGCTCAGCGCTGCGCCGATTGCCAACAAGATGTAGAGAACGGGAATCGATAGCATGGAACATGTAGTAAGCCACCTTAACGACAACTGGAAAATTTATTCGTTCTTTGTATCGGTAATGCTGATGGCTGGACTTTATTGGCTGAGCAAGTATTTCGCGACAAAGACAGAGTTAGCAGCGCACGTTAACAGCCAGGAAGAGCGCTTAAAACTAAACGAACTGAAGTTCAAAGACCATCAGATTGAGCACTACAAGCTACGCGATAAGGTGCATGAAATTGATAGCCACGTTAAACACCTTCCCAGCGCCGGAGAAAGCGCCGCCCTTCGAGAAGAAATCGCCCGTTTAAATGGACGATTAGAAGGCATGGAACCTGTGTTTAAACAGGTGTTAAACAACGTAAACATACTTTTTGAAAACGAGTTGCGCGGAGACAAGAACTAATGGCCATCGCAATTATAGTAAACGAACACGAACGCTTGAGTATTCTGCACTGCCTAGCAGCTATGGAAAACTACGCCGCCAATAACAGCATAATCCAGGGTGTGTGCGCCAGCTACGGCAACACAATGACCATTGATAAGCTAGGCACACAGCTACATTGGCTGAAAGAGCAAGGCTTAGTCACCTTGGAACATCATGAGAGTTACACCATAGCCCGCATTACACAGCGTGGTCTAGACGTTGAGCGAGGCCTTGCCACCACACCAGGTGTTAAACGCCCAGGGCCGAGGTAGCAGCCATGAGTGATAAGCGCACCCGTGGCAAGCCCAGCAAAATAGACCAGCTTCCCGACGACATAAAGTCTGAGCTGATTGAGCTATTGCGCGATAAATCCGTTACACAAACCG